TCCCAGCTTGTGACTACTCCTTTGGCTCTGTCATATCTAACCTTACCAATTCTGTCTTCATCCTTTGCTCTTCTCATCTCTGAGCTGTAGTAACTACCTTCTGAATATATTAAGAAGCCGCCCTCCCAAATATGCTCATACATATCAGGTCTTTTCTCTTTGTCTTCTATGCGTTGGTCATCTAATACTTTTGGAAACCAAGGATTGTCTGTGTAATTTAACTGGACTATCTTACAGTTGCTAGGAAAGGATGCTCTAAATCTTTCATGGGTTGCAGAATACTTTGACTCCGGATTCCACGTTACCCATACCTCTGAGCTAAAACCTACAGATTTATCTTCCTCTCGAATACTGGGTAGTAGAACATCCCAAGCTCTACCACTTACATTCTCTGCTTCATCTACCCAAGCTAATAGGATGCGAGACTTTGATTTGATTGAGTCTAGTGAGCGTCTAAGACCAGCAAACGTGTATGTGATGTTTCCATCATGACTTCTAATATACTTGTCACCTATCTCATAGTAATCTTCAAGCCAAGGAATTGACCTAATAGCCGCTTTAATTTCTTCTAAAGATGATTCAGTTAACGAGTTCATAAACTCACGTCCACACAGTATTGTGCCACTAATGCCTGAACTACCCCAACGATAACCAAAGACAGCGCTCATTAATGCAAAGCTTCTTGTCTTACCTGAACCTCTTGAACCATAGCTGGCTCTAATTCTTGCCTCACCTTCAAAGACTGGCACGAGTTTAGGTGGTAGTTCTATATCATGTTTAACTACTTCTTCTTCTACTACAGCTACCTTCATTTACCTACAGCTTTTTTAAAAGCCTCTAATTCTTTTCTAAAGGTTGTTCCGAATGGAAGTTCTTTATCCCAATCTCTCATAGTATGAACGTTAGCGTCTTTACCACCTAACAAATATCCACCCACTACTTGGTCAAATCTACTTACATCCCACCATTTTTCTTTAGGTCTTGATTCACCTGATATTGGCATTGACTGAGTAACATGGTCATATGAGTCATCTTTCCATTTCATTACTTCATCATCTTCTTGTGCCGCAGTTCTTAATCTGTTATACCAATAGGGAGATGTTTTATCTAAATTGTGCAATGCTTCACCAAACATCATATCACCTACATAATCACCTGTACTTCCTTCCTTCTTTAGTCTTTCCTCATTAATATAAGCTTTATCGTCTTTAACTTCGCCATAATAATCATGGTAATTAAACAAAGACGCTTCCTCTTTAGGTGTTGCTCTAGTTACACCACCAAGAATTGCATCAAGTAATCCGTTATTCTTTTTCATTTACTTTAGCTACTAATTGAATAATAGTTGGCGGCTTCATAGTCTCGTCACTCGATGTTATATCTGTTTGTGTCTTAGCAACTAAGCCATGATTTGAGCTTAATGCTAGGGTTGCAGTCCGCTCTCTGAACTCTCCACTAAGCGAGCCATTCATAAGCTTTCTGCCTTGGTGTGTCATTAAAGTTCTTACGATGTCGGAAAACTCAGGATACTTCTTCTCCCAATCGTTGACTGTATCCCTGTGAATGCCTAGTTCTAAAGCCAATCCATCAATCATAGGTATTTGGTCACCGTACTTAATATAGTTAATTATGTAGTGTTCAGCCTTCTCTAGTATTGTGGCATTATATTTACTTGGTCTAGCCATTTAGTTTGTCTCCTCTCGGAAAATTAGCACCAGTTGTGCCATACAATCCAACTGTCCTTGCTATATGTTTATCTATATCTTTGATTGACTCACCTGTAAGCTCTGAGCAATATTCAAGCAAGGCGATATACAAATAAGGTAATACAGTTGTGTCTGATATTTGCATTTCTGTTTCGCCATCTATGTCAAATTCATTACCATCTATGTCAAATTTATTATCCAACTAACTCTCTCCAATTATCAGGAAGATTAAGTGTGATTACTAAATCATTCTCAACCCAAGCTATAACATCATCTAAAAAAATAGACATCTCTTTTGTATTAAGTTCTGTTGTCGATTTTAACACCAGTCTTTGCTTCTTAGCAACCTCTTCAATTCTAGTCTCAAGAAATTCTGACTGGCAATGTACCTTTATAGCATCTTTAGTGTTACCAGTCTCCATTCTTATTTGGTCTACAATACTGTGATACAATTTATTTTGTTGTAAGCTCCGGGTCATTTTGTGTGCTTTAATAGTTATGACAGCTTCATCTTCACTAGTATTCTTAAAGAAACTTCTAGTCATGCCCTCTACTATATCAGCTTTAGGTTTGTCTCTCTTTAGTATTCTAGTTAATGTCTCATTCATAATTTAAAATTTTGTAAGAATAAGGTAATAATAAATCTTCTTTAATTAGATACGCATCTTTTGCCTCAGTATCCCCATTACCAACAAACGTTCTAAATTGTAAGTTGTTTTCTATGATGCAATCTTTAATTCTATCTCTTGCTATAAAAATATACTTAGTATGTGTAACAAAAACCCATGTCTTAGCCTTACTAGTTATTAACGCAGAAGGTTTACCATACATTGCAATCTCTACGACTAAATTCCCTGTGTACTTACTTTTAAAATCTTTCTTAACCTCATAACTTTTGCCATTCTCAGGAACAATTATATCCATTTCTTTACAGTAACCCGGAATGATAACAGCACTAGGATATTGTTTCTGTATTAACTTTAGAACATCTTTTTCTGCATTGTGTCCGTCTTCTAAATCCTCCTTAAAAGTATTCATTTAGTCAAAAGGAGTTCTAGGTGGTGAAGCTGACTCGGAATAATACTCATCAACCAATAAAGACCTGACTAACTGTCTCTTGGTTCTAGTTATAGCAAACTGAGCCATCTCTTTAATAAAGTGCGGCTTGTAGTATGGATGTTCTAACGTGTCATAAAGCGCATGACATGCATGACAACCGTAAAAACCTATGTCATTACCATGACTATCTTTAGCTTTAATTCCAACACCTGAAACGTTTTCATGACAGAAGACCACGTTTTCATTATTAACACCTGAGTCACAGACATCAGAGCGAAAGGTACATGCTTTGTGACGAGCTGATTTAGTTATTGCGTTTTGTTTCATTAAATCCCCAATCTATTAATTGTCCAATGACATCTGCTACACAATATACCACAGCAGTATCTGAGCCAGCATCCTCTAACTTTTCAATCATAATTTTTTGATTATCTGTCAACCTTCCAGCCGGGTTGCTATCTGTTTTAGGTCTCTTCACTTCTAAAAAAAATGCAATGCCTGACATAAGAAGACATAAATCAGGGATACCACTTTTAACACCCTCTGCTCTAAACTTACCAGCTTCAGATTTACTGCGCTTACCACCATTCGGAATAGCAAAATAAAAAATCTTCCGCATATCTAAATACTCACATATAGCTTTTTGTACTAGGTGTTCATCATTTTTCATTTCGTATCTTATCCATTATCATGGTAGATTTAAGCTGGTCACACAATCTAATAATTTGGTTTTCCAGTTCACCTTTTAATTTCTTATCGTCAAGCTTACCTAACAAAGTCATTAAAGAATGAATAGTCTCAGCTACCTCATCCTTCGACATTACGTTGCAGATTTTCTTCAGCTCCTAAATAATTTGAAACTCCATAGATTGCCCAATGTAGCTGTTGTTTGTTTGCGGCGATACGATGAGTTAAACCTGACAGAGAACATCCAAGTAAAGTAGCACATTCTTTCTGTGTTATGCCTAACCTTTTAATTTCTGCTGGGATTGAATGATAATAAATAGCTTTCTTCATAATAAATATATATTGAAAAAGATTTAATTATATCACCATAGATAACTTTTCTTAGTTGGTTTAACATTTATTATTCTCCCTGAACGCACTCCACTTCGTTCGTTTGTCTGCTCGGTGCTAAAGCACCCAAGCTACTCTTCGGTAGAGCTTAGGAATAAATTCCTTTTTTTTAGAGCTTTTAATCTTAGCTCTTAACTTATCGGGTAATTCCTGAGCTGGGAGTTTCGGAGCAAAGAAATCCCTAGCCTACAGTCAAGTAAACTAGAGATTCATTCATCGGTATAAGTCCTTCGCAGTATTATCCGTATGCCTAATTCCAATACAACTAATTAGGTCAGAGTCATCGCTACCTTGTAATAGGTACTCAGCCTTCTGCACTCTGCGCTTAGATTTCTTAGCCTCCGAGGTGGTTACCAACATAAAGGTTCTTATCTAAACATCAATCAACAGCTTCTTGGAACACATAGCTGAATCTCTTTTTTTTACTGTAGTGAGTGAAACCGAAGTCAGACATATCTACAGTCGTATCCTGATAGTTGCCTTCTGAACTGAAAATGGTATAATCTTTCATAGAACGGTGGGGCAAACACCAGTTTAGAAAATGCTTAGAGCTTCAATCACTCTAGGCATTTTTGCTATCTAATCTCTTAAATAACTCTAAACCAAGAACACAAATCATACCCGTAGATTAAATCTAGGTCAAACTATTTTAATTTATTTTTCTATTTAATTACACAGAACGTATCTTATATGATATAATGACTGCGTCATTGAGACAAACGGTGGCACTTTTAACTTAAACAGGAGATACAATGAACGCATTTGAAAAATATAATAAAGAACAAAATAAAGAAATTACAAAAATGCTTGCAAAAGCTAAACACGTTTTTGCTTGGGCTATGATTTCTGGTCATGAGGGTCTTTACCTTGAAACTAAAAAAGGTTCAGTTAGACAAGGCTTGTTAGACAATCCAAATTGGTTCGATGTTAACAATTTTGATTTAAGAACTGACGGAAACCTTTACATAAACTAAATTTAACCGGGGAGGGCAACCTCCCCACCAACTAGGAGATGTATGAATACAAATATTAAAATTACTTTAACAGATACTCAGCGCGACCATATTAAAAACCTACTTGATGGTAAGACATCTACAAGGTTAGCCACTAGACAAGACGTTAGTGGTTTGGTTGAAATGTTTATTGACCAACTAATAGATAGCAACATGACTGAGCCTAAGCAGATTGTCCAAGAAGCTGTAGAAAAAGTTAGCGGCTACAAGTTCTATGCTGGCGGTCAAGAAGTTAGCTATGACAAGTGGATAGACATCCCATGCGATGACTGCGGATGCATGGTTTCAGTTGCTGAGAAAGTTGCCCAAGCTTCTGTCTAATTAAATAGTTCTTGACAAACAGTCTAAGAGCTGGCATAATTACCTCGTCATTGAGACACACTTGATGGCGAGACAAACTTTTAACTTAATAGGAGATACACAGATGGAATTAGTAAATGAATATAACGTAGTAGAAGAGAGAGTTTTATTTACTGGTGGTGACGCAATGTTAGTACCAACACACAAAGCTATTGTTAATGACGATGGCACTCCAATCGCAGTCGTAGGTAAGAACTATAACCTAGTTCAGAATGCTGACATCATGCCTCAGTTCCACGAAGTTATTTTAGCTTCTGATTTAGACAGGACTGACATGACTAAAGACATCCAACAGTCTCACATGGGTGCTAAGACTATTGTTACTTATACTTTCCCAGCTCACAGGATTGAGATTGACACAGGTGACTTTGTTGACCTTAAAATTATGGTGCTTAACTCTTACGATGGCTCTTGGAAGTTTATGTCTATGGTAGGAGCTGTTAGACTTGCTTGTATGAACGGTCAAGTAATTGCTGATGCATTCTCTGAGTATAGTGCTAAACACACAAGAAGCTTAGACGTTGACGTTGCAGTTGCTAAACTTGAGACAGCTCTTATAGTCTATACAAAAAATACTGAGCTTTGGAAAAAATACCCACAGTCTCCAGTTACTAATGCAGAAGCTACTAAAATTTTTCAGAGAGTTGCTGGCAAAAGTGATA